TCCATTAATTATTCTCGCTTTGAAATTAGAGACAGGGACGTGTGGAGTTTCTTCTGTTGGCTCTTTATCCTCAGTAGGCTGCTTAATCTCTTCCGGATCATCTGATTCAGGCTCCTCAGTCTCTTCCTTATCTTCAACTACCGGATCATCCTCTACAGGTTCCTCATCTGAATCAGAAAGCATATGCCTGACCATTTCCTCTGCCTGACCATAATCAAATAGATTAGTTCCTATTGGCTCATGCCGAGAATCACGGTCAAAACTAATACCTGCGTCAGGGTTAAAGTCCTCTGGCAACCGCCAAGACAAAAACCGATTGACCATTTTTTCAACATCTATGTCCATTTCAGCTTCCGAAAAGTTATCACGGATTTCATCAATACCTTGTTCAAATTTCTGTAAGTAACTCTCAACGATTTCTGCTTCTATGACTTTTTTCTTACTCATAATTGTACCTGTTTTGCGTTTTCAAAAATTGTGTCTAATTGTGTGTCACTATATCCCATAGCTTTTGCAAGTACTGCAACGGTTTTACTACCTCTACGTACTGTATTTGCATTCTGCCAAGCTAACTGAACACCTTTCGGCTGTGATGAAATAATGGTTTCTATTGTATCAAGATCACCCATATTGTCAAGAACGATTTTCAGCTTATACAGATCGACTACCTCTGTAGCTCGCCAATGTTCGAGCTGTTCTGTCTCGGATGGAATAGATTCAGCTATTGCGAGTTCATACGCATCAGCATTCGCCTGAGTACGATACGCTACCCAGTTTTCATCCTTTTTAATCAGAGTTTTGTATTTATCCAATACCTGATTCGGTGCAATAACAGACCTGTGAAAGACACCATTATCTAATTCTCGAAGTTCAATGTGTCCCGTTTCTAAAATTCTGTGCGTTGAGTATGTCATATGTTCATTATAATGTTTATGATTATATCGCTTGTATTTGTGAACTCAACAGAACTAACACCTCCTCCGGTATCTGTTCTGAATAACTCGAGGTCAGATGTAGCCGATGGAATAAAATAAGCCACTAAATCCCGACTTATAGAACCAGCAAAAAATATAGTAAGACCATCTGATCGTAAACCCGTAGCCGATACTTGAGGTAAGCTAATTCTTGTAACACCAGTCGATGATCCTTTATTGGTAAGAGTAATCCTTAACCTGCCAAATAACTTACTGCCTATAATTGTATAGTCTCCATCTTGTGTGGAATAGGTGATGCCTACACTTGCCCCGCCAAATGTTAAGACAGGTGTCCATGTGCCTGCTTCTTCATAAGCCTGTAAGGTATCACCGCCAGTGGATTCAAAGTTAATACCCAAAGTAGGACGTAAAAGCCCTGTCATGGTATCGCCGGCCCTGTCTACCTTCCCATCATCCAACACCTCTCCCTGCTCTCCCTGAATACCCTGAATACCCTGAATACCTTGAATACCTTGGTCGCCCTGTGGGCCAATTAAAGAATCAAGATAATCCTGTAGAGTACCCACGTTTCCGTCGGCCAACCAAACCTCATAAGCGGAATCGCCTTCCTCTCCTTGAATCCCTTGCTCGCCTTGGATGCCTTGCTCTCCTTGAATACCCTGAATGCCTTGCTCTCCCTGAATACCCTGCTCGCCTTGAATACCCTGAATGCCCTGATCCCCCTTTTCACCTTTTTTAGAAGCAATGTAATCCGCTTCTGTGCCTACATTCCCTTCATTTAACCAAACCTGATAGGCAGAAATACCCTCTTCGCCCTGTATGCCTTGCTCTCCTTGAATCCCCTGCTCGCCTTGAATACCTTGCTCGCCTTGGATGCCTTGTACCCCTTGATCTCCTTGATCCCCTTTTTCGCCCTTCTTAGAAGCGATATAATCAGCCTCAGTACCAACGTTTCCTTCATCCAACCACACCTGATAGGCGGATATACCCTGTTCGCCTTGGATGCCTTGCTCTCCTTGAATACCCTGAATGCCTTGCTCTCCCTGAATACCCTGCTCGCCTTGAATACCCTGAATGCCCTGATCCCCCTTTTCACCTTTTTTAGAAGCAATGTAATCCGCTTCTGTGCCTACATTCCCTTCATTTAACCAAACCTGATAGGCAGAAATACCCTCTTCGCCCTGTATGCCTTGCTCTCCTTGAATCCCCTGCTCGCCTTGAATACCTTGCTCGCCTTGGATGCCTTGTACCCCTTGATCTCCTTGATCCCCCTTTTCACCTTTTATCTGTGTTTTACCACCTACAATTGTAACGAGATCGCCTGATTCTTTGGTGAACACGATATCGTTACCTGAAAAATCAGCATCGACAATAATATTAGTAACAGATTTTGTTGCCTCTGATATAACTTGATTCAAAATAGTCTGCGCAGCTGATAAAGCTGTTTGCTCTCTTTCAGCCTCTTCTTCGGACACCTCTGTGCGAAACCCGTCCTGATGATAAAGCACCAGTTTATCACGGCCAATTACACCCACGCCCTCTGCCTCAAAAACAAGAGAGTAATCACTTGATGGATTGATACCCCTGAAATCACAAGGCACTATAACCTTTTCACCGGCCACACCGCCAATAGTAATTCCGTCCGGATCAAAGAGCCTGTCTGATATTGACAGCGATTTACTCTGAATGACAACACTTGCTTCATATCCGGCCTGAATCGTGACAATAGCTTTAAACCCTGTCCATGCACCGCTTAAAAACGTTCCTGTAAGAGTACTCTGGCCAACGGCCGCACTAAACACCTCTTGATGAACCAAGTTGTCATAGGTTGCATCATTGATATTCTTTCCCCATACCGTTACTGTAATATTTACAGCTACACCGGCATTGTTCTGAACGACAACGTCCACCTGACTTTGCTCCGGATCCACCAACACCTGATTCACGTTTTTAATGAACAGACCCTTTTCGTCATACACCTTAGCGTATATTAACCTCCCGGTTACGTCCTGAGAAGGTGTGACCTCTATCATCCGGGAAATATCGCTGTTAAACGCTTTAATCATGCTGTTCCTCTAATCTTAATTTTCCATCGTTGTCGTATATCAATAGCCTTTCCGTGCTAACCACACCCACACCCTCGCCGTGAAACACAATCGAATACCTGTCTGAGGATGGCAGATCAAAAAAGTTACATGGAACGCTCAGCGGAGCGCCCTCGGCCACGCCTGTGATAGCTCCTTGTGGAATATTCCTCGCAACCTCTTCTATACTGATATCGGTTGTAAGTTTTTCCGTGCTTTCGGTAGCTATTTTAAAGCTTGAAAACAGACTCGATTCAAATTCAATAACCTCTTGGGAACTGCCTGTTACCGCTGAGACCACCCGAAGGGCAACCAAATCAATAAATTTTTCAGAATTAATGGTTCGCCCATAGACCTTCATCGTTAATTGAGTTTTATCCGCATTGGGGTTATGGATCGATACAGTCACTTTTCTCTTGGGCAGATCAACGGGCACCTGATTAAGCTGCTTAACACGTTTGTTATCCAACCACGCATGTGCATGTATAATCCGCCCGGTACAGTCAATGCTTGGCTTGATCGTAATACTACGTACTTCGTCTCTGTTAAACGCCTTTACCATGGTTACACTCCTATTTTGGTTCGTTGTGGGTGTCTGGCCTCAATCTGTGCTGATAGAGATTGCAGATAATCAGTTTCAACAGCCATACTTCCGGTTAGACGAATCCTGAAGGAAAAAACACTTCTATGCTTAAACCTCATTGCCATATTTGATGTTGAAAACTCACTACTACTTCCTTCAAACCATACATTTAGAGTATGTTCTTTAATGTTTCCACGAATGTATAGAGCAAACAATCGCTTCAATAGTTCAGGCTGCATGAAGTGAACCGGATCCAGTTCAAGTTCAAAATCGACATCGGTGTTTAATTCCTTATACTCATCATAGATGTTCCCCTGCTGATCGATCGAGTATAGTTCCCCTGAAAACATAAAAAAGCCTTTTCTTGCTTTGTTTGACTCAAACCATCGCCCGTACCTGGTGTTGAATATGTAATACTTTGTCCCGGTGCTTATAATAAGTTCGGATGATCCTTCACGCTGCCTCGATGCCAGATGTATAGCTGAATAATCCATTTCAGGAGCGCCCGGATAGTTTCCTATCTCATGGGCAATTTCTTCAATCTGGCCACCATCAAGCGTAAATAACCCGTCTTTATACACAAAAACGATTAACCGACCCACGTTTACCAACGCTCGTCTGTGGGCAACACCCCTGTTCAGTGACACCGGGCTAATACGACCAAAAGCAACCAGAGCATTTGAGCTTTGCTCAAGGGCATAGATCATATTCTGCATCATTACAAACAATGGGTACTGCCCAAACTGACCTTGACTAACCGCTAATGCATTCGACGCAAACCCTGTGATTTTATTTGTAACCTCTCCAACCCGATATACTTTGTCTGCAAAGAATTGAAACGGATTGTTTACCTCGCTTGCAGCAACCCTGTTTGGCACATATTCAACCACGTTATTTACGGCCGGTTGATAAACAGGCTCATTGATAACAACTTGATCATCAATGCTTGCAGAAGGCAGGAATGCTATATTTTGAGTACTTGAACCGGTCAATTTATTCACGCTATGAAGAATCCAACCCAGTCCGTCATTAACCCAAACTTTCATGGTTGTTGCTCTCCTGTCCGGATAGGAGAACACTTTGCCGGAAAAACCAATAGCCCCGTCAGTCACCTTCGCCATTGTTACCCCACTTACTCTCTTATATACCCCCTGACTCGTTTTGATATCAACCCCAATAATTACCTCCTTTAAATCAGGATCAGCACCCACTCCCACAAAGGTGAAATTTTCAAAGGATAAAAAATCTTGTGCGAGATAGTCATCTTTATTCACCTCAACCCTCCAACCACTCACGGTAAAAACCAACCTTATATCATCACTATAAACACTTACTGAAGCTGTAATTCTGTCATCGGTTGCCCCAATTTGATCAAACCCAACAGCCTCATCTATTGTGATTGGCCCAAGATCTACTCCAAAAATATCAACCTCCCATGTATCGGGTTCATATTCATAAAACTGTTCGCCATTTTCTTCAACAATCACTAATTCACCATAAATAATATTTGTCTTGGCTGAAAAAGGAGGCGCTTCACTGTTTGATATTCCCTCGCTTCTCAGAGACGGCAAAGAGAAATCAACCGACATTCCACCGAGAAGTAACCGGGAATTGAATGTGTGTATTATATCAGCTCTTTTGGCATGAGCTGAGTTCATGTCTATGTCGGCCAATTCAAGTGTACTCCAAAGCTGCTCGTTCTTTTTAAACGTTGCCTCTTTAACGGTCTCCTCTTCATTGCCTAATTTTTTTGAAAACGGCAGGTATGTTGCCCGGTAGAATAATATGTTTTTCAGATCCTCTTCATCTCTGGCCTGTGGATCACCATCATCGCCCAAGGGCTTAAACCCACCGATAAGCACAGCAACATTGGATATGTTCTCTATCCAAAAATCAAGAGAATTACTTTGCTGAGTAGCTTCAAATAATCGAAATATCAATCGATAGGTCTTATTTTCACCTTCAATAATTGAATTTTCAAGAGCTACATATTGTGGTGTTGAATGATAAATAAGTGTTCCATCAAAAAGCTCGTATGCATACTGAACATAAAGGCTACCTGTCATAATGGAATCCCTTGTCTCACCCAGGGTTTCAATTTCCTCGTCAGAATAAGTCTTTTCTACTTCAGGAGAAATGGAGATAGGCGGCAATTCAGGGAATTTATATCGTATGATGATATCATCCACCAAAAAAAACATTCCGTATGCCTGGCCATTGTTGGTGCAATTTATCACCAACGAATTATTGAACTGTATAAATTGCCCGTCATACACCCCCGGATCAGTTAGCTTTCTCTCCGTGACAAGTCCCCATCCGGCTACCGTTAACTCCGGATCATACACACGGATCCACCCGTCTGAGAAAATGCAGACCAAACGTTTCAGCGATTGACTGCCTGTTTGAACAAATTCACCAAGACTACCCCTTACATGCCACCCTGCTTCAACGATTAGAGATTTTTCGCCCGGATTAAAAACAATTCCACCGCTGTTTTTCAGCTGATCAACATTCGGCTCGGCAACCCAATACGGATCCTTGGTTGGCCCGGTAGGACGAAGATTGACGATACTTTTACACAAACCCGGAGTCTGCTGACGTTTCACAGGTCTTCTATCAATCCCAATGGGTGATATGTCTACAGTTTTCTTATCCATTAGAAATATGGTCTGTATTTAGGAACCACAAAAGCCTTTCTTGCCGTGTGATTACGCCAATCAGTTAATAGCTTCTCATATTTGGCCAGGCTATCATTTCGTAACTGATCGATACCAATATCATCATACCACCGTGATAGCAGGTATTCATGGGCTATTCTCGACAGAAGCGGTTGAAGTTCATCCAGTTTATGCTCGGTTTCTGAATCATTTAGCTCGTAGGACAGCATGCCCTCATAGTCTTTCAGCCGGCCAAAGGTAGCCGTCTCATTTTTAAACTCAGCAATAAACTCTTTGAAGTATCGGTCAAATATTTTTTGATCTTCCGGCCTGACAATTGCAATATCAATCATTTCCGGAACCTGACGGGCACGAAGCTGTGTCGTGGCCACAATCGATTCAAACAGATCCTTTCGGATATCTATCTGTATTCTTTTCATTAGGCCACCTCGCTATTAAGTATTTTTATGGCCAAATCAAGCTTTTGCAGGGCTTTATCAGCCAGTGCAGTTAGTCTCATGGTCAGCAACACATTCGAAGTCGCATGCCATACCACCGCATCATCGAACTGATCCGGAAGATCATATACTTTATAATATGGCGCATAAAACAGGTCTTGAAGAGTATCGGATTTAGGAAACACTTCAAGGGCTTTTTTACTTGCATTGGTATAAGGCACAAGAGTAGCAAACGGGCTATTGTTTGTGGTTTTAAGGTATTCATAGGCCTGTTTTTTTATCATGTCATCATCTTCCCTGATAACGGAAGTAACCGGGTAGTGCCATCCGGCCATTCTGATAGAAATAAACCGCACATAATCATCCGGAAGCGGTACAATCGTTCCTCTTTCTTCGGCCGTTGGCTGTACCAATACAACCGCGTCTGCTTTTTTTGACAATGAAAAAAGAGAAAACCGAGGAAGCAGATGAAGAATTGCCTTCGCACTCACCCCCAACTCTGAAGGAATATCCCCAATCGGAGCCTCAGGAGCCTCACCGTCTATATCCTCTGTGTATTCGTCAATACGGAGAGTAACAAGATTTATTAACCGATCAAGCTTGGCTTGCTGTTCAGCCGTTATTGCCATTAGAGTTTTTTTTCAATGGTTGAGGATAGTTTGTCAACAGTGTCTTTGAAAGCCAAAATCACTTCTTTTTGACTTTCCTGATAGGTGATAGCCGATCTCTCCTGAGATTTAGCCATATCTTTTACCGCTCCTGCAAAATTGATAATTGCCTCAATGTTATGAACCAAAATTTCTTTATTGTCAGTCTGTAGCTTATTGTTCTGCGCCTGAATGTTGTCTTTTTTCTTATTCGTATTTCTATTCTCGTACACCATGTAAATCAGGAATATGAATAGCAAAAACACACTAAAGCCCATGTCATAGGCTTTTTCCATTCCAAATTCAGCCATCGGTTCTAACTGAGCAAATACCCAGGCAGAAACAAGTAAACCGCCTTTTACAACTACCCCACCACTTTGTTCAATTACAGGATCCATTTTTAACATTGATGTGTTTATTGGTTCTTAAAATAACTCTCAGCCTCAGCCTTGCTGTAGTACTTATCAAATCGCACCATCATCCAATTCCGTTTTGCCCTTACCCCAACCTGATCCCAATACTGGGAGTCTTTCATCTGCGCCGCGGCCTCATCCCAATCCCCAATCATCAGCGCCCGGATCATCTTCTTAAATTGCTTTAAACCGCCCATTCCCATGTTGTGTAGCATATCCATCATCACTGCTTGCCGGACTTCGCTCAGGGACTTATAAAACCCAAATTCAGCCAATAACAAAGCATGACTGACCGTAACATCATTAGCAAGAAGAAGCTCGCTTTCTGAATGGGAGATACCTTTATCCTCCAAGTTCCGGCCATACCCGATAGTTAGCTTACCCACCGTGTCGTGATATGGGGTAAACGTAAGATTCTCATTGTCTCTGGCCATCTGCATAGCCAGAGCAATGTGAGAAAAAGGCTGTATGTTTGGCTTTATCTTTGTCATTTTTAAAATAGTAGCCCCTACTCATGGCAAAGCCATAAAGTAGAGGCCGTAGGCTGGAAGGTTCGTTGTTACTCTTCCGATTTTTGGAAGTTCGGAAACTCTATTTTCAGCAGATCAGCCTGGGCAAATACTTTGTCCTTGCTGTTTACATCCTTGTGCTCCAACCCAAATTCTTCTTTGAGATAGTTCATCGCACTATTGAAGTCTGTAACCTCTTCAACAATAGTAGTCTTGATATTACTATCATCCGGTTTTGTCTCCGGGTTTTCGTCTAAAGGTTTCGTTTTCTCAGCCTTTTTTTCTTTACTGGCCACTTTGGCAACAGCCGCGGGGACTTCCTTGTACAGCCTTCCATATCCACGCTTGGTGCGTATTTCCTTGGCCTCAGTTTCAGTAACGGATAAATCTCCGTTCTCAAATTTAAATGGAGGCTGATCTTCTACAACGATCTGTGTCAATCCATTTACTGTTCGGGTAACCTGCCTTGGTTTCCTCATAATCATCAACTGCGAATGATTTGAAATGAACTTTACTTTTTTTTCTTCACTCATTTTTTCAGGGTTTATGATTTTTAAAAAAACAGAGGATTCCCCCAAAGGAACCCCCTGTATAATGATTACACCAGAAGTGCATGTGTTTTTTCGTAGCGAACCTCAACGGTGCAAGTCTCGATGTACTTACGCCCTTCCTCTCGCTTACCGCCCGATCCTTCCGGACGAATATCTACGGTGTGCATTGGTTCAAGAACACGCTTTCTCAGGTGCATTGGATCCAAGATTGCGCCAAAACGCTTCTTGCCCAATTCCTTAAACCCTTTATGAACACCAACCAAAAGCTCACAGTGACCGGCTTGGATCCGGTTCACATATGCGCCTAAAACCCTCTCGCTTCTTTGAGATTGAAGCGTTTCCTTGATAAGAGGAATTTTGTTGATTTCTGTCCACAGACTGGATGATACCCAAAGCATCTTCTCTTCTGATCCATGAGAATCAGCGGACACTCTTTCAGCCCAATCAAGGAACATGGTTTCAGTGATATCACCCACTGCAGGAAGCTCAATAACATTGGACTCAATGAAATGAGATACCCCTTTCATTGTGTACATGTTCTCTTCATTATCCGGATGCTGATCTTGCATGCCCACACCATCCCAAAAGATGGACTCCATATCCAGTCTCATATCATAGATGGACTGACGAATAGCGCGCTTAAGATCATCCTCAGTATAGGTCACAAGCTTCTTGCGAAGTTTTGAAATACTGATATACTTCTCAAAAGTGTGAATACCGTTCTTGTACTGAACAGGCTTCATGCTTCTGGACTCACCCACCTTATCAGACTCACTCTTGGCATGTCCAATTCGGATAAGCTGCAACTCAGTGCCAATGGTCAAGGCAGGAATAGCAGGAACGGCAACAAAGCCGGTATCATTAAAGGCACGAACAGTTACGGTGTTATCAACATCGTTTCTGGTCTTAACGTACAAACGGATCCCCGTAAAGTTGGCATGATCCAGGTTTGTCGTTACATCATAAACACGAAGAATATCGTCTTTGATGAAGTACTTGCTTTCTCCGGTGTTGGCCAAGTCAATTTCAACCTCAGCTGCGCCGGCAATATCAGCGGCAGGATCGATTGTTGCGATTCTCGGAAACTGACCTACTTCCTCCCATTCGGCAAATTTTGCTTTTAAGGGGGCAGATTTAAGTTTTCGAAGAGCCGTATCTAATCTGGCCACCTCCGGTTTATGTTCGGTAAGATCCTTACTGACATCACGTACAAGACGATCATCATCAGTAGTATCGGTATCAATTCTACCTGAAGGAGCACCAACGGCAAGCAATACGCCCCCGGTAGAACTTCCAAATAGAAACGTGATCAATTCGGGGCTTGCGTAAGGCAACTGAGCCAGAACTTCAGGCCCCATAAAGCTCACTGCTAAAAGCATAAGCCACATGACACCTGCTAAGCTTTGAAGGATTTTTGCTGTTATCTTCATTTAACTGTTTGTTTTATGGTTATTGGATTTCACTTATTCGACGTACTGGCTTTAGCGCCTCACTAAAGATGTCGCCTTCTTCCTTCTCAGCCTTCTTGGGAGCAGAAGTGTCCAAAGCAGGCAGTTTATCTCCCTTCTTTTTGCCCTTCTGCTCATCAATTTTCATGTTCTTTCCTTCGGTAAGCCCTTTTTCATACTCTGATTGAAGTGCTTGCTCATAATTCAGCCCCTTAAATACTATGCTCAAAAAATTCTTGGTGACTAAACCATTAGCAAGGTTGTCTATCTCCGGATTAATGCTTTCAGCCACAAGACTCTCAAACTGTTCATCATCAACCTCAAATTCTTTTTTAAACTCGCTCACATACTCGGCAGATTTGTCTGCGTTCTTTTCAAGTTTTTCCTGTCTCTGCTTTTCATTGTCCTGAGCTTCTTTGGCCTTGGCCTCACGCTCTTCTCTTTTTTTAACAGCTTCCAGGTAAGCATCCGGATCCGTTTTCTTTAGCTCATCCATATCAACAGCCGGATCTATTTCAAGTGCTGAAAGAGCTGTATTTAGATCAGCCCCATGAACGTGCATAAACCGTGCTACTTCCCGAAGATCCTCAGAGCCTTCAAGTAGATTGTAAAAAGAAAGATTGCTCTCTCTCTCGGCTTCAAGATCCTTTTTAGCCTGATCAACCTGCTCCTTATAGGAGGCCATTTCATCAATAGCACTCTGAATTTGCTCAGGATCTTCAACATCAAGCTCAGGATTAATTTCTTTTAGTTTATTAACCAACCACTCAGGTTGCTCAGAGACCTTTTCGGCCTCTTCTTTTTTAGCATCTTCCTTTTCCTTCTCAGCCTTTTTTTCTTCTTCAGATTTCTCTTTTTCAGAATCATCATCCTTTTCCTTGTTTTCAGCGGTTTTTTTTATGGCTTCATCATCTTCATCTTCTTCGGCCTCAGCTTTTTTCTTATCTGACTTTAACCCGGTTTCTTCATCCCCCCCCTCAGCCTTGGACACTTCGGTTTCATACTCTCTTTCGGTATCATCAGCTACATCAGCAAAAGAGACACCACCACCTGCCTCCACTTCATCAAGAATTTCAAATGGGCTTTTATCGCTCTGCTTTCCGTTATAGTCAGCATGCTCTTTGCTTTCAACAGTCTCAACAACTTCTTCTTCCTTGCCTTTCATATCTCCTCCAAATAAAAAAAGCCTGGCACTCCCTGCATTTGCAAAGAATTACCAGGCTTCCGATTTCCTGTTTTCAAGCCAAAAAAAAAGGCTACTATGACCGCATATTTCTATGCCGTTATAGTAGCCTTTCCGATAGCTTTATTATATGTACATGTGCTTTCGCACGTCGGTTGGCGTCTGTGCTGAACGCCTATGGACAACTCAATTTAATTAATCTTTAGAATTAATCAAATTTATACTAATTATCTTCTAAATATTGTACTTCACATTTCTTTCCTGTACCCACCTCAACAATATGCCCGGTCTCCGGATCACGAATAAAAGTAACCTGATTCTTGCGATATCCATTACCTTTATCTTTGGGCCTTAACAGATCGTATATAAAGTTTGTGGCTTTAAACAATCCATCTTGTGTTAATACACCTTTTGGTGAAATATTTTCATCAATCCTTCTCGCCATCTGTTTCTCAATTTAAATTTACTGATTGGGTGTTAAACCGCCCTGCTCCGCCATGCTTTGCATCTGCTCAGGGGTAAGCCCAACAGGAGGCTGACCATCCTCCTGCTGTTTCTCTTCACGATTATCCAATAGCTGTAATAGTTTATCAGCATATGGCATGCTCGTTGTCTGTAGATATTCTCTAAAAGTAATTAACTGACCTGACAAAAACTCTTTCAATTCAACGTCAACATTTTGTCGGTAAGCCAGAGTTTGTTGCGCCTCTCCAACTACCACATCAAAATCAACATCTCGTACCTCGTCCGGATCATACATACTGTCTACACCACTGTCATATCCGGTTCCGCTGATTTTAATATACCTCGGTTCAGAGTAAAATTGTTTGATCACTTTAACTACTTTTCGGTTTCTCTTGCGAATCAGCCCATAATAAAAATCGAAAATATCTTTATTGGTAATACTCGCATTTAAGGTCTGCTGTGCGTACAACGATGCCGGTGTTTGCCTGCTTGGCTCTTTACCTTGAACCGCATCCGTAACGGCACTGATATCTTTTAGAAGCTCAGATTGAAGGTTCAAAAGACTCATGGCCTCCACCGGGAATGATGCGCTTTGAATTTCTTTAGGCATGTTCAGCTTACCACCCTGGGAAGTATAAAAAGCAAAACCATTCATCTGAACCATATCATCGGCATACTCTTGAAGATTGCCCTTATACTGCGCCGGGATGCTGTCTACATCAACCATCATAACCTTTTTCAAAGACCGGCCAAGACTTGCATCGATCATAGAAATCAAACGGTTTACATGACGTTGCTGATCAATAATTGAACTGCAAAGACTCAACACTTTACCATCCATCATATACCGGCCAAGCACATAAGGGTGCTCTTGATGATCATACGGTGACTTCATGGATAAAATCAGATCGCCGTTTGGACTCAGATAATACACCCTCCAACACTCCTCATAACGGCTATGAAGCTCCATTTTGGCAACCGCATCCTCTCCCACACCTTGGGCAGCTGCCTGATCTACTCTTGCCTGATTCAATAGCTGAACAATCTCTTCGAGAGAGTAGCTATTAATAATTTCAGGATCATATCCATTATCAATAAAAAACTGCTTATCAACTGGCTCAAAGTATCCGTCTTTATAGTCATGAAGAAAATCCATGTCCTCATAGCCCCTTTCCCATACCTCAATAACCCTGAGTTTATCCGGATTGTCAGGGATATAAAAGTCTCTGAACTTTTGAATATGCTGTGGAAAATTATTGATTTCCCAATCATCTGCACGTGCATCCGGGAATATGGATAATAACTTCTCTTTGTCACGAATACTGAATCCAAATTTACTCATTATCTCATTCAGGGTAAGGTCATGCAGTTCCCCTATAATGGTTATATCCATTCCACGAATATCGTTTGCATCCGCATTATAAAATATTCGTGTAGCATCCAGGTTGTTTATATATAGATCTTCACGGTCTAACTGACTCCACCATTTATAACCAACTTTCCATCCAACCACACCGCCAACGGAAAACTCCTTCATGTTCTGAGCATCCAGCTCATTTGCTTCATTGATATCCAAAGCATACTGCAGGGCACTTGTCATCATTTCCCCTGCTGAGGCGTTTCCTCTTGAACGTCCAAACGCTACAGGATCAGGGTAGTTTGTCCTGAATTGCCCTGCAAGATTTCGAATAGTCTTACCAATCAGATTTTGTTTTGCCGGAATCCTTCCCTGTTTTCGGATAAAGGTTTCCTCAGAGATCATTTCCCCCGTGTCGGGATCTTTCATCAGATCACTCCACTGGTCTCCGACATAGTACCTGAAATTCCTTTCTCTTTCCTCACGGATGGGCATGGTATCATCAAAAGCCAGACGTGCCCTTTCAAGTCGCTTTATGTTATCTATCCTTTGTTCTTCGGTTAATTTAGGCAGTTTTTGTTCCATGATTATTCAAGTATGTTGGTTAAGCTTGGGTTCAATATTCTTGTCAAAGAAGGGGGATTCTGCGATGCCGATGTTCCGGCTGCTCTATTGTATTCACTATTAAATTCATTATAGAACCGCTGAATCCGATCTAAAATTTCTTCACTGATCTGATCATAATTATCAAGGTCAGTTGGAAGTTTGTTCAGTTCACTGAAATGATTCGTAACAGACACACGTGTAGAGTTTTTGAAAGGTATTAAATCAAACAGGTTTGCATTATCCTCTGCAAATCTATCAGCCTCACCAAACCTTTCGTCTGCAATCATTTGATCATATTTCCATTCAATTTCATTAAGTGCATCAAGGTTTTCATAGAACCTTCTTCGAGATCCACTTGCCGGAACTTTGGCAAAATATACTCTTGCGACAGGAAACCGCATGATGTCCTCCTCCGTCAGTAGATTATCACCAACTAAATGATCAACAACTTTTTGAGCTGCGTTCATTGAGGATATTGCAAAGTAACCGGCCCCACCCAGGTAGTTACTTACAAGAAATTCAATGGCATTAGGAGACATTTCAATCAACCCTTCTGTATAATCGTCTCCACCTGATATTCGATTTAGCGCTTTAGCCGTATCAATAGCCCATTGCTGAGTATAATATCTGTAGTTCTTGTGCTGTGGAATATGCCTGTCTCCATATCTTTGTTCAGGAATAATCGGCATTCCCCTAAAATCAACATTGGTTGCCAATTCAAAGGGAGGAACAAAGATTGTGGGAAGCAATGATTTAGTGCCAGACTGAACTATACCGGCATCGGTTGCCTGCCCTCCAATAGGGTTAAATGATTGCCATGATATACTGGCAAGATTAAACGCCATTTCCTGCGGAGTCATTACATTGTTTGCCACTTTATTGGCATAGACACCTGCTGCCCAATAAACATTTTGACCATAGGGTAACGGAACAGATATCAGTGCATCAGGATCGTCACTCGCGAAATTGGGGATCATAATCCTGTGTGCTACGGTAAAGTTGTTTAATTTGTCGAACCGAAACTCATCATCTTCATCAACCCCCAAACCTATTCGCAACAGGTCTGCCATCGCATAGGAAACAGATCCCATAATCAATGGTACAGCCGCTGCACGTGTGCGCCTTCTTTTGCCACCCTCCAAGAACGGCTCTGCCAACCTGGCCACGTTCTTTTGCGTAGCATTATAAAAAATCCAAATATTACCCATCGTACCTGCCCAACTTCCTTTCTTATCAAAGTTTACAGTAAGAGACTTAAAGTATCTTGCTGCTTGCTTTGGCGTAAATGCCTGTCCTGTTTTAGGGTTAAGAACCTTATTCTCCATGAAATAGTCGTACCCACTTAACCGAATCAGGTTTTCAACCGTCGATGTATAGGACTGCATGATATGGTGAAATGCCTTACCCGCTTTTTTAACCTTATACCAGTTGCTCCCATGCTGATCGATAGCCTCTGTGAGATCCTTGGTCAATCTCTTCAGGGGACTTAATTGATAATAACCACTCATGCCGCCATGATGGATGAAATTTTTGATGTTCTTACCAAAATCCCCACCAAACTCATCCTTGTATAAAGCTCTCCAAATAGGCTTCATCAATCTTGCTAATCTAACCGGATTACCAATGGCCATGGCGGTTTTTGTATCAAAATCAGTTGCGATGTGCAATACACCGGTTGTACCATCTCGAACCATGTTTCTCAAAGGAAATTCCGGAGAGTATGTAATGTAGGCATTGCGTAAAAACCTCATATACTTACCAAGAGCGTTCATAGCCTCTGGCATTATATCCATATCATGGCCTTTCATCCATTCTGCTATATGCGGATCCGAAAACTCAATAAATGCAGGTTTTCCCCTTTTCATAAGAAATAGGTTCCTTGCCCCCTCTGTGAATGGATTATCTCTTTCAGACCATTCTGTCAAATGTTGGTTAGGATCTATGTCACGTACAACCACACCGGTAAGAAGCTCTTCTGCGGTTGGTTTATCAAGCTCTGCTATATATCGTTTTTTACCAGTATCAGCGTCAATCTTTCCGGTATCTCGCCAATAGATATTCTTGATCCTCATTACCTTTTGAAAATCCGGATTATCAGCAGCAAAATTAAAGATCTTCTCTTTAACAAGGTTGGTCTCTCCTCTAATGATATTTGACTCAACCAGTGCGATCGTGTACCCTATAACGTCTCCCGGCTCAGAAGATCTCCCCTCTTGGGTTTCAGGCATGACATACATGGTAGGATCAACGCCCTCAAAGTCCTTAAAGCCCCTCATTGGTGCATACTTTGGGTACATCTTTTTAAGCTTGCCATACATACCCGGCGTAATTAATCCATAAGCCACCTGTGCCTTTAGGTTTTTGTCAATGATTTGATCATGAACATCACCAAAAGACTCCATGTGACTTCTCCATCCGTTGTTGTCAATTTTGGCATTAATTTCATCAATCCTTTCCTTGGAGAGGCCGCTTCGGTTTTTTTCGCCTGTAAGCTCTTCAAATCTCTTATTAACATCTGGGGCATGACGTGCTTTTATAAAGTCCTGATAATCCTCATAGGTAATACCCATCCCCTTATTACCCTGTTGCATGATCTGTACATATTCCTTCTTCAAGCCATTTTCAAATCGATTAAGCTGTATTTCAACCCGGCCACGTTTGAGTTCATCATCCTGCTTAAAATCACTCTGATCGGTTACACGGCCACCATCCCGGGTAACACCCTCAATCAGACGTTGCCCAGCAATACCTCTATCATGTAACCGGCGTACCCACTCATCATACTTTCTGTAATAAGCAAACTTGTAATCTGAAAGGTTATGGCCACCACCAAGACGGTATCTTACCTCTGGCTGTGAATCTTCAACTTTAAATAGCGGAACGGCATCACTAAGATTCTCTTTTGCAGTATCAGTGAGCTTAATGGATAATTGTTTGGATATACTCTCATTAATAGATATTAATTGACTTACCTTTCCGTCTACAGGCTCAACAACTGCTTTATACCCCTCTTGCTTTAACCTTTCATCCAATCTTTGCCTGTCGAACACCTCATTTTCAAAAGCATGAACTATTTTAAATAGATTTTCTGGTATACTACTACTATCTAATTCAATGGCGGCAAACTGATCCCCTTCAACGTGTTTTTTAGCATTTTGAAGGAACGAAAGAACATCAGCCCGAGTCCAGTTGACATCAAAGCCGACAGATTTCATTAGATCATTAATAAACTTGACAATCTTATCCCACATGGTAGGGGTTAGATCTCCCTCTGCGACATTGGCAAGAAACTCATCTGCTGCAACATTTCGCCCCTCAGCTGTACTGGTGTCTAAATTATACTTGCGGACAATATGTTTATAGCGATCGCTCTCAGAAAAGCTATCATGAATCTCTTGAAGGATCTTATTCATCCTGTTTTCAAAAACATCTTTGTTGCTACTATTGACCGCAACCATCGATCGAATACCCAAATGGCCAAACGCCTCATGTGCCAGTGTACGAATCGCATCTGTTGGTGACTTTGCGTTATCGGCCACGATATAAACCCTTGCATCTAAATACACGCCAAGAACCTTTCTTTCTGTGCCTTTTGTATAAATTTGCCGTTTCAAACCAACAGGCAAATCATCGACCGTATCTACAACATGAACAAAATCATCATTGGCCCACTTGCTTGTAACCTTTTTGATTTCATCTTTTATTGACTGCCTCCATTTCGGACTTTTAACAGCAGCAAGGCTCTCTTCGGTTGCCGATTCACTCAACAGCATTCTCACGCTTTCCCCCTCCTGAATATTCTCCAATGGTACTTCTGCATAAACACTGAACTTATCGGTAAGAATCTTCAACACCCTGCTAACGCTTTCCGATGGTACATCGACCTTCATTTTACTTCCACGCTTGGTAAAGTCACCCACAAGATCTCTCAAGTCAGTATCAAGGAAAAACTTACCCCCTTTAACCTTAGAACTTTGAACGTTCAATCGAATAGTACCATGCCAATCTCTTTCAAATGAAACCCCGCTGGTCATTTCCAAACTATGTCCGGCTCTTAGGTCAAATACCTGCTTCTCTGCCTCAACAGCTTTAACACGAACCTTGTTTAACTTTTTCAATTCAGCTTCCTTCATGTTCTTAGGAAGAAGCACGCCATTCTTAATGCTTCCGTCTTTGGTAGTAAACTGAATCAGTTGACCTTTTCCGTCAAGCTTGCCCATAGCCTGCAGGATGTTTCCTGTGGCAATTAGACGAGTTTCAAAATTATTGCTGTCAAGCTTGCTATCCCAGTTCTGATAAATATCGTTTCTTGCATACTGGCTTAAATGACCGGTGTCAGCAATAGCGCTATTGATAAAGGCCACATTACTACCGGGAACCGTCACGCTTCGTTGGGTATCATTTGTAACAAATTTTAGCTTGATTGCAGAAGGGGCAAAGGGGTTTCGACTCTTTGGGTTTATATCAAAACCGACAAAGATCGCATTTTTTGTGATACCACTTACCGCCCTGCTGTCTGCCGGAATAACATAGACGTCTCTTGGTTTAAATTTATTAAAAAGCCTTTTAACCGTATTTCTCTTCCATTCTGCTGCTTGGTCATGCGCTCTTGAATTAACCTCTATACGTTCTTCTGTTGTCAGCTCTCTCCTGGAGATATCCAATCTCTTTTCACTTAACCAGGAATCAATATAAAATTCTGCTTCTTTAGCCAATTCATTGCTGTAAACTTCTGGTATTTTCCCACCAAGATTGTCATTAATGATCTTATCAAGCTCCTCTCTCTTCATTGGCTTTCGCAATACCTTCGCCTGAACAGTTTCTAAATAGGAGTCTCCACCAAAGACACTGTTTTTATTATCACCCTTTACAAGCAGATCCTTTTTAACAGTTTCCGCTTGAAGATCAAAACTGTCCATGATAAGCTCATTTTCTCCGTATTCATTGAGCATATCAATATGAGAGGCATATCTCTCAGAAATTACTTCATAGAAGTCCTCCTGAGTTTTCGAGTCAAGCAATGCAATACGGCCGGTAGCTTTCATTGCGATATCCGCAACCGATACCTTGCTTCCATCTAACACCTTTTGCCAATCCTCTTTACCGATCGGATTTTGCATTTTCTGATGAAGGTCTTGGTTTTCTCTCAGGTATTGAGTGACAATGAAGTCACCGTATTTGTTAATAAAGTCCTCCATTTCCAAAAACTCACTACTTGTCTTTTGAGAAGATGTGACATTGGCATCCAATGATTTAATCTTCTTTTTTAAGACCATCATCAACCGGGTCTCAGCAGGAATCGATGAAGTGATATATTTGTATTCAGGCAATACAACCTGACCTGTACGGAAAATTCTGCCCCACTTCTGAACTTCGGTATTGATATTCAGCTCAGGTTGATGAATAATCATTACCCTTTGCCGCCTGTCCCCAAACTTTTCAGATGAATGTGCACTGGCTCCTGTAGCGCCGGAAGAGTTGATAATCAGAGCATCAAGATCCCCCTCATTAAAGCCTCTGTAAAGTGTTGTCTTATCCTTTTCAGCTTTAGTTCTGTTCTGCAGTACACCCGTTCCATCCGGATTTAGATTAATCTTTCGGCTCCTGCCAGTTACTTCTCCAACACTAAAGCCTGCTTTTTCAATCTTCATGACAAGATAATCAAGCGGAGAAGGGTGCAGGTCTGTGGTTATGCCTTTTGATCTTTCAACAATCCTGTCATAGGCTCGTTTGCCATGATCGCTTAGCTCTTCCCGGGTAAGCTGCTTTGCGTCCTCTGTTTTTGATATAGCATCTTTCACACGATATTTCATGACTGATTTTAAAGCACGCTCCATGACAATACCAAAGTTCAGGCTTTCAACACCTTCCCCGGTTGTGAATGTATCATCTAAAATAGTTTCCATCGTGCTTTTTACAGCAATAACCGGCTTACGATCACTCTTTATAATTCGAATAGCTTCATCGGCGACCGCATCTACTTTGATTGAAAAAAGAAGCTGGTCCACAATATTGTGAATACGTGATACAAAGGGCTGATTGTCAACGCCTGCTTTTTTAACGCCTCTTTGGCCAAGAGCTTCTTTGGCTTCCATTTTCAGGCTTTTCTCCATTCCGGAAAGAATTTCAGACACATATACGTTCTGAAAATCAATAATGTCTCTCATAACTTCAGATGCTTCATCATAAAGCTTTCTCTGCGCCTGCCCATCTTTGTTCAGAGTACCATCTTCATTGGTTCCCATTACTTCAAATTCACGTTTAACGCCCTTGAAACTTCTTTGTCGGCGTACCATTTGCCCTGATTTAACCAAATCCGAACTGATAATCTCTTGAAGAGCTACACCGCCCCTTTCAATGGCTTCAATCATTTCGTCTGTGTCCATCGCAACATCACTGATATCAGTCTTGATAGCATACACGGGCATGTTATCCGGTCTCTTTGCAAACGTGGCAGACAGATACACGGCACCTTTGGCCTCACCAATGACTTCCATCATATACTCACCTGTATTACTGTTGCCGGAAGCATTATGAGATTCATCCATTATGATCAAGGCATTTGGAGCAAGCGCCTTAATAAAGTCCCTTTTCTTGGAGTAGTTTTCACTTTGTATCTGAGAGTAGGTTACCGCCACATAATCATATTCAGATGCAAGAGAAGGATTCTTTAAAACTTTGTTGTGACGTGTTGTTTTATCTGTCCTGAATACAACCTTTCCGCTTTGATCTTCAATATTGGTGCTTGAATTTACAATGAATGGTCTAAATGATGATCCTACATCTACCAGATCTCGGTGCATATCTGTGAAAAGATTGTCCTTTTCTGTAAAGAACACCGGTGTCATACCCTGATTCTTGGCATATCGAATCATAGAAGCAGCTACACGACCCTTACCAATACCCGTCTGATCACCAACGATCAACGATTTACCATTCTCTATCTGCGCAATTGCCAATGCAACGGCGTCGACCTGTTCAGCGGCAAGGGCATCATAGAGTTGGTCCACATTGTCATAGCCAAGTTTATCCATGACAAAAGCATCCACATTGCCCACTCGGTCAGCCAATCCCTCAAGAGTATTGCGCATACTCATGGCCATTGTTGCGGGCATTTCGGTCTGAATAACTCCTGAATTACTTAATGGTGCGTAGTCAAGGTTGCCACCATCATTATCTAAGACATCCTTTGCAGTAATTCGAGAATCAAGTACAGATTTCTCTCTTGGTGTAGATCTTGGAGTTCGTTGTTGCTCGGCCTGTCCTGGTGAAGATTCTCCTTCTGATTGTTGGCCAATTGCTCTCTGATCAGATTTAGATGTGTCTGATAGAGATTGCTGCTGAGAAGCAGGCTCGCCAAATAATCCGGACTGTCCGTCTGCGATATCTCCCCTTGTAGCTCCGGCATCATTTCCCTGATTATCTGCGCCGGGTTTTCTTCCTGAGCGATTATCGTTTCGAGATCCCTGAGTAGGTATGGAATCAGTTTGTCCACCGATGTTATCTGATCCGAATCTTGAACCTTTATCAGAAACAGTTGAATCGGTACCTCTACCGGAATCCAGTTGTGGTTGTGAAACAGCTTCATGGTTAGCCTCACTTAGTTTAGTATTTATAATCTGATAAAAAGAATCGAATGAATCAACTACTTTTGGGGGAATCTCATGCAATGGCGCAAACCCTTCCGGTAACATTTTACGCCCATTGACCAATATGATCCGAGTAGGAAAGCTTGTCCCTTGCTTACGGAAGAAAGCCCCGTCTAAATTGATTATATCCTCAACATTATAGTTGTGGTATAGCCAGTTGAAGAATACTCCATCCTGACCGGTTCTCATTCCGTTATCGTTAAAACTGTCATTACCACCAATTATAATAGCAGCCTTTCCATCGTCACGCATTGTTTGAAGCGCTCTTGCGCTCATTACGTGCTCCAATTTTGTCATCTCTCCATTCCTGCCATCGATTGTATACCCAAATCGTGCATCAGTAGCTCCAAATGGAGGATTGGTCACAATAGCCTGCTGTGTATTTAAAAGACCAGTAAATTCTTTTGATCCATCTTGGTTGGTTACACGATTAAAACCCTGCTGATTAAGCGTATCAAGCCTGTCGCTGTCAATCTCGTTTGCAATGATGTTCTTTACCGACTTACCCGCGGCTATCGTTAAAAGACCATTCCCTGCGCTTGGTTCAAACCCTGCAACACCATTGTGAAGATTCACATACCTACCCATCATGTAGGCCAATGGCGCCGGTGTACTGTACTGCTGTAGTTCAATAGAGCTACTTGTACGTGCGGTTAGGTTTGGCTGTGATGTGTAAAGATCAACCATTTCGCTGTAAGCATCATCGGCCAAAGGATTAGACTCAACGATTTGCCTTGCCTGAGATACTATAGCGTATTCAGCAAGCTCTTTGATCCGTTTATCTCCACCCTCTACCTCATGTTTATCGGCCAGAGCATTGAGCTGTGATTTAGAGAGTACTCTTCCTTTTTTGATATTTGATTTTATCTCGGCAATGAAACCAACCTCATCAGATGTTATCTCATTGGGTTTTTCTGATTCTGCCTTTTTATTTGCCGGTTTATTGGGTTTAGCTGTCTGCGCAGATTGACCAAATAAATCAGCCTGGTCTGTTTCAGACTGCTGGCCAAGCTTCGTTATCTTACTAATAATCTCTTGGCTGTCCTGAATATCACTTTTAAAATTCTTCGTTCCACCCTGTGGATCATCCATTGCTCTTGTAGGAATGATATGAGCATATATGGTATTGGTAGCCGGATCATAAGCCCAATCATTTACCCAATCAAAATTGATCACCGGGTTTCCTTTGCCTGGGGCATTATTTTCATTCATATATCTACCTGAGACACTTGCAAATGCCCTTGCTCCTTCTTTCGGAGCCATCATATCAACAACACCGCTAATGATATTTGACTCAAACTTTCGCCCTCTATCGCTTAATGCCTCTCTAAGGCCTTGAATATCTCCCACCGGCGCCTCTGCCGAATCACCTTCCACAAAACTTTGAATCTTACTAACAAGAGCCTCCTTATCTGTCCACACATCAGCACGCCCGGGTACCTTCAATTCATTGGCATACTGACGCGCCTTGATCAGATTATCTCTCCAACCCTCTTTCGGGACAATATTGTCCTGAGTATCGCCTATATTTTCTTGGGAAGATTCTTGAACTATATCAGTACTAAACTCAATACCACTTTTGGATGCAACATCGCTCATTGCATCAATCATTGTAGTAACTTGATCTAAGTCTGGTTTTGGATGATCTATCTTTGCAGTAATAGTGTTGACTCCCAAAGAAAGTTCAATTGGCACAGAGTATTCCGGATCGGTTAATTTTGCATTACCGGGCATATTTCCTTCTCTTCGCACATACACGGTAACATCAAACCCACCTTTAGAAGGCACTTGGGCATAACTAACACCTTTTCCGGGAAGATCAGACTCATATAGATCTCGAAGGAAGTTATTTCGCATCTTCATAATCGGATGGGTACTGATATCTGCTGTACCTTTGCCCTTTTTCCCATACAATAGAGCGCTGGAAGTATCTCCTTTCAGGTACCTCTTAAACTCATCCATTGACATTTCCGTAATAGCACCCATTCGACTTGGGCCACTATCATCAGAGAAGCTATCGTTATATGCCTGAACAGCATCTTTACGTGTATTAAAGCCTATAAACCCCTTGTGTTCATCGAACTTGGCATCAAGATCTATCTGATCGATTACAAAAACCGTATCAGACTGTGGTGAATCTCCAATAGTTACATCGAAATGATCTCCATCTGCGCCCTCTGATCGTTTGATGTATCCGTAATGAGCAGGCATCTTAACCTCCCACTCAGTACCGTCGGAGGCTTTCCCTCTTCGAATGCTTCCCTTTGGGTTTTCAATGGTGATATTAAGCCCCTGAACATTGATATGACCCATTTTATAATTACCTGCCTCCTTCTGCGGATCTGTCGGTTCAGTATCGGTCTGCTTGGCTGCTTTTTTTATATCACTGGCCTTCTCAGCTTTAACCGGGTTATTAATCGTCCCCTCTGCAGTATCCTTTGGCTTTATAAAATCGTCTGCATTTGATAGAGCCAGAACATTTAGATCTTCCTTATGCTTATTGCCTTCAAGAGCCATAGCGCCCATATAAGCAGCTTTAAAGTTTTTAAATATCTTTCGAAAGAATGGCTCCCCCTTTTGAGCAATAACAAAATCAGCAAACTGCTGAAACTTAATATAGCCGATCTCACTGCCTTTGCCGATGATTTTGATACTTAACTCAATCAACTTGGGATCAAAGCCTGTATTGAGCTGTCCACTAATTTGATCATTAAACTCATCAAACAAGGAGTTCAGCTCTTCTTTTGCTTTCTCCTCTTTGGATTTCAAGATTTCTGCCTTGGTTTCTTTGGCGTCCGATACAGTCTCGCCTTGATTAAATAAACCACCCCCCTCTAAATCGTCCTTAATGCTATCATAAATATCTTTTACACTGAATACCTCATTAACCTTTTTGCCTTTATGCTCACTTACAATAACCTTAGTATTTGGATATTTTTTACCATCTACATAGCCACCAATCTGAATACTGCCACCACTACCACCACGACCGCTGTAGCTTTTCATGCTATCAAGGGTGTCGCCTCTCTCTACACGGGCATAAAGAAATGATTTCGCAAACTCAAGAGGAGACTTCGACCGATCATAAGGGTTTTTAGACTTCGTTGGTGTCTCTTTCTCTTTATTTTCATCCTGTTTTTTATGAGTAGTCCTCCAATTATGAGAATCCTGATTCTCTAAAAGATGTTTGATTTCAGTCTTTCTTTTTCCCTCTGTCTCATAGACAGCACGCTTATAGTCCAAGTAATCACTAAAGGCATTAAATTCTGTTGGGTTCTTTAATTCTACCTTTCTCTTTTCAGGTTTAGGAAGATTTTTATCTTGATTATCAGAAAGCTTAAAAAACAGTATATCGGCATTATAATCTGTTATTTCACCAGGTCTTGTAGAATCAGATAGGTTTTTAAGTTCTGCACGTCCCTTCTTATTAGGATTCAGAACTTCATATCGAACACCGTCTTGACTCTCTATTACATCCCCTTTATCGAAGCTTTTAGAAGGAAAGTACCCTTCGTTTTCGTCTTTCGTAGCATTTTCTACCTCAGCACCAGTCTTGGGTTTTTCAGTCGCCTCAGATATTCCCGGATCCTCTTGCGCCACTTCTGTAATTGTTCCATCGGTATCTTCTTGTTTTGTTTCGGTTTTTGCCTGAACCGGCTTTGCAGATTTATCTTTTATTGTTAGCCCGTCAAAGAAGTTCTCTAACTCTGCGAGTGTTTCTTCCTCAGTTTTTGAAGTTGTAACCGCAGTTTCAAGATCCTCAATGCTTTGCTCTGTTTGGCTGGCTGCTTGCTCAATTTGCTCGATTTCATCTTTACTTACTCCCTCATTTTCAAGTTCACGTTTAACCGATTCAATAGAATCATCTTTAATACCCAGTGCAGATAAATCTTCATCAGAGTTTAAATCACTATCTAAATCCTTTAAAAATTCTTCTTTACTTGTTTGCCTTCTTTCTATACCCTGAGAACCTGTTAAGGCATTTGCAACGCCAATATTGATATCAATTCCTGTAACCTTTTGAAATTGATCTTCAAGCCTTTGAATAATCTCAGGCTTTCTATTAATGACATTTTTTGGCCCACCAGGATTAGCTCGTATAAAATCCATGATATCATCAACACTAATATCCATGCCTGCCTGATCGCTCAAATAATCAGCCCTCATACCTAAATCTACATCAGCCCTCTTTGAGGCGTATTGAGCATAGTAGATAGCCCCATCAAGGCCCCTGCCATCAAGATCGGATGAAGGTAGTCGTGATGATGCTAAATCATTAGCAATAATCATTTCTTTGTAATTTCCATCAGATTGCTCATCAAGCGTCTGAATGGCCTGCTGATAAGCCTCAGCAATTTCAACCGGGTTTTCACTTCTTTGAGAGACTTCCCCCACAAAGTTACCTTCATTGACACCTGAATCAGGATCATCGGTAAGGCGAGGCATCTTAGAATATTCATCTGCTGATTGCTCAAAAAACTCTTTAAGTTTAGGTAAGAAGTACTTGCTTCTGTTGCCTATTTCTTTTCCGTCCGGATTGATAACCTTAATTTCTGCTCCGTCTGCCTCAATACTGTACTGGCCAAGCTTTCTTTTGTTGTTAATGCTTTTTCCTAATTGACTATCAGAAGGCATTACCAATATCTGCATCTTGCTAAATGGATCTGTTGGATCCGTTGGCATTGCCTCTATTGTGTATTCAGAACCACGACCGGAGAGCTCTTCGGTAAGATCATTAACAATATCATTCACCTCTTTGCCGGTTAACTCTGATATTGGCGTTTCAATGATACCACCCTCACCGTCGGCTATTTTTGTGTTCAGAACATTGAAACTACCGTCTGCGCCCTCTTGAAGGTCAACTATCTGACGGTTTCTGCCTTGGCCTATGGTTAATTCGGTTATTCTGTTGCTAACACGATCAATTTTTGCCACTGCTTCCTCATAACCAACCTCACCCGGATAGAGGAAATCACCAGTATCAGGATCAACAACAACATTTTCCTGCGCTTCGGCATCATTTGACTCTGATTCATCGATCTCCATCATTGACCTTTCAGCTGCTTCCTGCTCCTGTGGAGTAATTTCTACTAAATCACTGATAGCATCCGCATCCACAAGCTTTTGTTTGCCATCTGGAAACTCTATATACAGGTCGCCTGCCTCATCTTCTCCAACAACTTTAACGTCTTGATCTTTATACTTTCCAACGGTAACCGGCTCACGTTCAACTATTGGCCCAGGTCTTTCTTGATTCTGTGGTTCACCCGCATTTGTTCTTCCGGCCATCTTTGCAGCACGACCGCCAAGGCCTGTAAGAATAATATCAGACAAGAATCCTGCCCCACCACCCACCGAAGCAGATTCAGCCCAACCCTCCATATATGGCCTCTCAGCATCATAAAGTTCTTTCGCTATGGCATTAAACCCAACCTGACCCAAAGTTTCTACAAGAGCCTCATTGATACCTGATTTACCACTTTCAAGAACACGCCTTGCCAACCCTTCAACCAGTCGGCCGCCGTATGCCCGATCCCACCTGTTAAGTACTCTGAGCGCCGTATTCGACACTTGAACAATACCGGGTAAAAATCCCCACTTAGCCGCCATCTGTGCATCGTCCTCAGATGCACCAAACTCCTTGGCCTCTTCATAAGATCGACCCGCACCACCAAACCCTGCTGTAACCCAAGCAAACGCCTGAGCTGCTTTCATAGACCCTGTCAACATCTTTGTAATAGCGCCACCACCTGCAAACCCTAAAAAACTACCAAGGCCTGCGGCTAACTGTTGTGAAAACTCCTCCTGTAGGATTGGATCTGTTTTAAAGTTTTCATTGACCAATGCTCTTAATCTCTGTCCAAGCTGATAAGTAAACTGTTCATCAACATCACCAGGCTGAAAGTCCACTCCAAGAGTTTCATCAAGCCATTTTGCTGTGGTAGCAATACCCATCAATAACCCAACGGGCACCTCACTTGCTCCCTGAACAAAGTTATTGATACCATTGAGGAACCGAACACCGGCGCCGGATGGTTTTAAATCTTTTATTTCACCCTCAATACTCTTTAATCGACCAGATATATCACTTATCTGCTGATAATTGACACCGGTTCCCTCACTTTTAAGCTGTGAACGCTCACGTGTTAATTCTTGCCGCTTCGTGGATAGTTCAGCATAACGCTGCTGATCCTCACTGTACTCTGGCTGTTTACCCTGTATAGGTTTACTTGGTGCCTTATCTGTTGGCTTTTCTGCTGATAAACCACCTCCGTAAATCTTGTCAATAAGGCTATTAACATCGTACTTATCGGTAGGAGCCGGGGGATCTCCTTGCTGATCAGAGTCGACAATCTCCGAAGGCAATAGGTGCCTGTTCCGGGTAAGTATATCCTTGGCCTGCAACTTTGTTGGATCGGTGCTATCCTGTTTCATTTATAGATCGTTTGGATTTATACCTAATGCTGATTCAAGTGCTTTGCGATCCTCATCTTTAGCCAAGGTGCTGAACCTTCTTTTCAGCTCTTGCAGTCTGCGCTCAAGCTCACGTTGGCCTACAGAAAGGTCTGCATCCGGATTGTTTCGCTTCATCTCATCAAGACGATGCTTCTGTTCGAGATATTTATTGCCAACATCATAGGTCTGACGTAAGTGCGCCGGTATAGACTCTCGCCTGTTTGGCTTCTGATTAGTTGCAGAAGAATCGCTTTGCTGTGAACTCTGGTCTTGCTGAGCAGAACCACCACCGGTTGATCTTTTCGATTCTAAGACCTTTAAGAACATTTGCTCATTGAGTTCATCTATCTGATTTTCAGGCACACCCTCTTCAATCAATAGGTCACGATTGTTTTTCAGCCATAATGCAGCAATATCCTGTTGCGATTCAAAAGACCTTGTTTTGAAAAATTCATCTTCAAGAATCTGTTGTTGGGTTACACGAGATTGCCTGACCGCCCTTTGTATCTGTGGAGACTGTTGCAATTCTGCACTGGCCCGCTCCTGTTGGTTTTGTCTTGTCTGTTGCTGTATCTGCTCTCTCTCAGGCCTCATGGCATGATCGATCACATAGAAATCATCGCCCATCTGATTCAACAACTTATCCACATGCCATGCAGCGGTACCGGGTTTGGGTTTGCTGTAGTCTGGCTGTCGCCTCTCATCAAGCATATACTGCGAATCATCGACCTGATCCAAATAGTGTTGATATTCACTGTATAAAGCCTGTTGTTTTGGTTCTATTTTTACTCCGGCTACAAGAGAGCCATCCTCTGCTTCGCTTTCTTTGCCCTTCTGTCTTAAAGCTTTTATTTCCTCAGAGCCCAATCCCGCACGAGACAAATAGAAATCAGCTGCTACTTTGTCGCCCTGAGAAATACTTCTCAATCCTGCTTCATACATTCGCTCTTTCTCTTTATCCTTTCCAAGAGCCTCTGCGGTTTTTTGGCTAAGCAGGCTATCATACTCCGTTCTGGCCACCTCATAATCAATTTCGTTGTTGCGAATCTCATTATTCATGCCCAGTCTGTTGTTATACTCCTCAACCCTGTCTTTCTTTTGGTTGAACTGACGAAGATCAAGTTTATGCTCCTGGTCAATATTGGCCAGATTGTTTAAAGCTTGTAAACCCGTTCTGTCAAATCTTGCAGATGTATTAATGGCTTCTTCGCCTGCCGCATGACGTCCTGCAACACTGGCAATAGAGTCAATAGCCTGAAGCAATGCCATTTTCTTTGTCATGGCACGGTTTTTTTTAACCATCTTCTTATCAATCTCTGGTCTCTTTGGATCTGAGAGAAGAAAATCATCAATATTCACCTTTCGCCCGGACATAGCTTCCATGACATTTTCGAAAGCACTGTTTAATACCGGATCGTCATCATCGGTTGGAGGATCAGCTTTTATACCACGCCTTTGGTTTATCTGATCCCTGTTGGGAAGCTCAAATACGTTCGGATGGTCTCGAAGTGTTCTGATTGGCTGTATCATATCTTAACCCTCCGCTTCATTACCATAAAGCTTAGACATGGCCAAAGCTTGCCCCGCCTGACTTAATGGATTAAGGATGTTTGCCCACGCATTTTGATCTTTTGCTAATCGGCCTTGACGTGCTCCTTCGGCTGCGCCCATTGTATTTAGGTATCTTGACATATTTACATCCTTCAACCGACTGGCAAAGGCAAGTAATTGATTCAGGCCTGAATTATAGTTTTCATTGGAGTTTTGAACCGTCGCCAACTTAGCATCGTCTGTAGCCCCAAAAACAGCGGACTGATTATTGATTGCCCGTCTGTTTTTCTTATCTCTTGCATCAAGTTCTGACTTGCCTGACTGAAACGCTCTGGACTGCGTTACCGGCGCCTTGGCTTCATTACCAAAAATATCAGCCATGTTAAGCAGCTCCTTTTCATATTTTGATTTTTTTGATTTACCAATGCCTGTAAGATCGCTGATTGTACGAAGGGCAGTAGGAGCAAGCATCAATGCTGTGGATAGTGCCATGATTGTAGTATTAGGTTAACGTTGGCTTCCAGCCCTTATCCTATTCTGTATTCACGAACTATGCTATCGGAGTAGATCACGTTACCGTTTGGCCGTGTGTAGATAAAACAACCAAACTTGGATCTCGCCTTTTTACATAGATAGGCGTTTCCGTTTTCAAGTAGGCAAATGACTTTTTCAAACATAGTTTTAAAAACTTTAGACATAAAAAAAACCCGCCTCTACACGCCTAAACTATGTTTAAGAGTGTAAAAACGGGTTTTCCGAGACCCAAGTAATATGTACATGCAGGGTATTCCCTGCGCCGGTTCAGGATTTAAATCCTAATGGACACTTTAATGTAACTTATTTTTTTAAAAATCTGAAATTAGTTGTGCTGTTCTTTATGAATTTGTTCACTCTTTTCATAAAAGTAGAGCAGATCAACATCCCTCATTACATAGTATTCTATTTTTTCAAGTTTCACCTTGGTTCCTGCCTTCGGATCAAATACGACGGGTGTACCTGGTTTAATACGGCTATCGGCATCTGGGCCAACTGCATGAACTATACCGTTTGCCTCGTCCATGTGAACCGATTCAGGCAATATGATACCACCTTTTTCTCTTTCCTGTGAAATAGGTGCGATAACCAACCTGTTGCTGACCACTGCTATTTTATTCATTGCGTTCCTCGTTTTGTTGTTTTATAAATGGAATGATACCAATAGCATCATTTGAAAAGCTCTCTTCGGTAATTTCAGAGTTATGTTCATCCATATCAACTATTAGGCCTTAAATGTTCGTAATCCACCCAAAACCTACTCTCTGCTATCTCATAATGCAGGTCTACCTGCGCCTGAATCTTATCACGAAGTACCTTTGACTCTGGCTTCCACTTTACATTTTCAACCCATTGCCCCTCTTTCCAAGATACTTTTACAGTCTGCATCATTCGAAGAATACCCAACTTCTGCTTCAATGGAGAAATATGAGTGTTGATATACTTCTCGTACTCACGTGTTTTCTTTCGCAACACCTCATCGGACATCTGCCGAATAGCTCTGTCGTATTCTGTTAAGACTGCTTTGGTTTCCCGGCTCGGTTTCATAAATAAATTTCCTTACACCACCTGTTATCTTCAAGTTTTCCCTCCCCCACGCTCCAAGGGCAATCGTACTATCCGATAAGTATCGTTTTCAAATTCCTTTTGCTTTTTCTTGGAAAATACGTGTTCAAGTTGATTTGCTGTCAGCTCGGT